AAAAGACAAATTCACACTTATAGAAAACAGGAGAAAGGTGCCAGACAAACCAATTTATGGAATACACCTAGATGTACATTATTTTGATGAAGTATTATCTTTAATATGCAGGAAAAGTAGAGACTTTAGGCAATTCATAACAGGATGGGCTTACCCAGGCGAGATAGGAACATACCACGCTGAAGGAACAGTGAACGAAGTTCGAGATGGGAAAGTCTTATCACAGGTCAAAGGAAACACAAGTGATCCAATATACGAAACGCCAAATTTCGTAAAAGAACCAGGAATGGGAGTCCAACAAAAAGTTTACTCACATGGAGTATATGCTATAAGATACTATAGAGAAATCGAGAGAGATGGTTGTCAATACTTCGTTGCAGAAGTGACGCCAATAGAACGAGAATATAAAATAGGAAAGCTAACAAGTAAAAGTGCATTCAGTTATTTCGAAAAGTACTTCAAGATGCAAAACAACGAAATAGAAACAGTTAATGCTAGAGTAGTAATAAACAATCACGAAACTTATTACTATGACAAGTTAGCAGGAGATGTAGCAGAACTAGAAATAGCAAGGAGAGAAGCAAAAACCGCAGATGTTATATACTTTTTCCAATACTGTTTGAAAGAGATGAACACCACAAAATTACTAAACTTAATAGCCAGAAAACAGCAGGAAAAGAGCCAAGAAAAAGATTATAACTTCGAAGGAGATGCACCATTCATAGCAATAGAATTAGCATCACTCTATATAGTAGAAATAGCAGATCAAGTGAACTTAGCAGAGACATCAAGAGTTGCCAAAGGATCTATAACAAAATACGCAAGAAGAACAAAAACGGGGTTTTTCGGCCTACTATCATTATACTTGGAAAAAATGAGAATCAAAGATGAAAAAGATGCAGTAATCAGAAAAGATGAAACACTATTCTCATATATGAAAAGAGTAGGATTTAAAAATGCATATAGGAGACTACCAGACATTATGAATTTTGTAATAACATTTATAAGAGGTTATCGATACGTAAGAACAGTAATCAAGAAACCAACAGAAATAGTAATGTTACCAAAATTCATATACCACACAGTAATAATATCAGGAGGATTTTATGTATTACAATTAGCATTAGATTATGGAAGAGCAATATACAATAGGGATTCAATAGATATTAGCTACAGAAAGAAACCGTTAGAATATTCTTCAGGATGTGCAGGGGGGTTCGTTGGATTCGGAGAGAAAAACACAGAATTGATAGATTTAGGATTCGAACAACGAGATGTAGAAATAAGTCCAGGAACAGAAACTATACCACCAGTATTGAAACCAATGATACAATGGAAAGCATTCCCATTTAAAGACAAAAATGCTTTACTAACAGGACCAGGAAATTTCAACAGTATAGTGAGAAAACTAAAGTGTAATAGAGAGCCAGATAAAAGCACTAAAACAAAAGGACCAAACTTCGGAATATACCCAGAACAGTTTCACAGATGCCCAGTGAATAATTATTTAGCATTATGTAGGATAGCCAACCCAATGCCACAACCAGACATGGAAAAATTAGAATTATATGTCAAGTGGTATCAAGAGATAGAGAGTGTAAGAATAATAGCAAATCTTGAACTAAATAAAGATAAACCTAGCATAGAAGATTGGAAAAAGAATTGCAAACCATATGTTAAAGAGTTTATTGAAAAGATTAATGAAGAGGGAACAGATAAGAAAAGACAGATACCAAAGTATGAGATCAGCACAAAAACAGATGAACTCAATATCATTAGTGAAAAAGAGGGAAGACCTAGACCAATACAACAAGCATCTAATGAGGATAAATACTACTACAGAATGGTATACTTCTTAACAAAAGTAATAGGAGAAGAAGATTACGCTATGACTATGCAACAATCATGGGAAGAAAATGCGAAAATAATAGAAAATTTGATGACCCTAGTTAAAGACGCAGAAATTATAAATGGAGATTTATCATGCAATGATGGGACACAATCATATGAAGAAAGATCAAAAACAGACTTATGGTTGTGGAAAAAACTCTGGAGCTTTTTGGGAGAGGAATGGACAGGAGAACTAGAAGAATTCTTAGTAAATCTAACTGGAATATCACAACAAAAAGTAACTATATTTGAGTATGCAGACATAATATTTAGATTATTTGGAAAACAAGGAACAGGCTCAAATGATACAACTCTAGGAAATACACACAGAAACGTATCACGATTAAGGTGGTTACTCAGAGGTTTGATGAAACTAGTTGAAGTAGATTACAAGAATGGAAAATCAGGAGACTTTGCACTATTAGTTTTAGGAGATGACTTTCTCATATTCTTATCAGCAAAATATAGAAAAATGTTAGGAGAGTATTGGGGATGGGTGTTTGCTAAAGAAAGAAACCAAAAACAAGGATTGGGACACTGGTATAAAGATGAAATCAACACAAAATACATAGATTTCTGTTCAAGAGACGGAATATGGAGACCAGATGGAACATTCAGATGGATTAGGAAAATAAAGAGATTTTTACAAACAACACCATTCACACTAGCAGTAAAATCAAATACAAATAGACAGGACATCATACAATATGAACTTGAGAAACTAGCATATATGGAAGGAGTAGGTATTTTAAAATGGGCGAAAGGATTACCAATATTTGAAAAATACGCTAAAACTTTAATCAGACTAGGAGCAAAAGTAGACCCAGATGTTATACAGAAAGATTTAGAAACAAGATGGGACAGAAGAAACATTGGAGAAGTATTTGATATAAGAGAAGAGGATTACATGCTAACTATAGAATTATGGGAAGATATGTATGGACTATCAAGAGCCACAGTAGCACAAGTAGAATATAATTTAGACCAATGCAAGAATTTACACGATCGTCTAAATATACAAGGAATCACAGACTTATTTGAAAAATGTAAGGACTACAGAAAGTTTGAAGAACACCACGACTTCGAAGGGAAGTACGTGGAAGAAGAA